CGGTTATGTTGCCACCGAAGTGTCTTCCGAGCTGGCGGGCAAGCATTCCCATTTTTCCAGTGATTGGATTTTCTTGCTCATTCATTGCTGAGTAGATTGCGTAGTTCTTCTCCTCAACTTCAGCCTCGTCACTCTTCTTGGAGTTTTCATAACGCTCAAGCATGCGACGTCCTTTTGCAGCAAGCTTTGCTGCATCAGAAGCATCCTGTGGAACTGGCTCACCCCATGCGGCAGCGGAAAGTGCAAGACGCGTTGGGCGACCCTTTTCGTCCTTCATTGGGCCACGTGGATTGGTAAAGAATCTGGTAAGGAATGAACCTTTGCGACGCATCTTCGTTGGTGTGTCTGCTGGTCCTTTTACGCCTGGTTTTAGATTTGCGCCTTCTGTGCGCTTGAAGTGTGCTCTGCCGGCTGCCGTGAGACCGCCCTTTGGGTCACGAAGTGGCGAACCCTTTTCCTCTACCTCGGAAGACGAATCCTGCGTCTCCATTAGCTGGTCTTCTGATTTGATTGAAATTGTTGCAGTTAGCTGGTTTGCTCCGTGCAAAACAGGGCTAACTTCATAGAGCTCAACTTCTTTGAGAAGGTTTGCTTGACGAGTTGTGTCAAATACAGCATCAAGCGTCTTGTAGCCGATTGACCATTCTTGTTCTTCACCAAAGAATGAAACATTGCTAAATGCCTCACGGCCACGCTCTGATTTTAAATTGAACTGCACCTTCGCAAACAGACCGCCAATGTTTTGCGCGCGCATTTTTGCTGGCAGTCTTGGGTCTTTTGGCCCAACTTCGTAGATGTCTAGAACTTTTCCAATTGGTTCGTTCCAGTTGTGGCCCCAAACAACACGTGGTTTTCTTCTCTTGAGCGATGCGTTGAAAGCGCCAGGCAAACAAATGTCGCCAACGCTGTCTTTATTCCCGATTCCTGCCACGAAACATTCAACGATGCCTTGCATTTCGTCTGTGGACACTTGGCCGGGCATTGCTTTGTACTGAGTTTCAGTAAAGTTTTGGGCAATATTGCTCATATTTAAGACTTTCTCGAGAGAACAGATTTAATAATAAACTGTAAATAGCTACTTGTGGCGCACCATTGGCTTATTGATTGAATAGTTTTAGTAAAGTCTTAGTCAAGGTTGAACCCAAGTCTGCATCGGCAGTTGATTGTCATCTGAGGAGACGAGAGTGGGTCTCCCGGGAATCTAATTTCTAAACCGTTGATGTTGAAAGCCGAGCCAACACCTACCGACTTTCCATCAAGAAGGCGGTGTTCAGAGCGAACCCTTGCGTCTTTTGATGAAATCCAAGTCTTTGTAGAAGCGCCGATTTGCTTAGAACCAAAATAAACACCAGCGTTGTATGCCGTTTGAGCTTCATGCTCTGCAATCATGCGCTTTCTCTTGCTTAGAAGGTTGATGAAAATTGCGCTAATAGCAGCCTTGAGCATTCCGACCCTGTCTTCATCCTTGGCGAGTGCTAGCGCAATCAATATTGCTGATGCTAGTTCTTCCTTGGTTGTGTCGTTCACTTTTTGCATACGTGCAACTTGAGCGTCAAGATATTCTTTAATTTCATCTTCTTCCATGTCAATTGGCATTGACGTGGTTTCGGAAATCAAAGAACCAGCATCTGCTGTAATACCAGATATGAGAGGTCTCAGGTCTTCTTCAACCTGTTTATTCCATACATCAATATCAAATATTGATTCAATTTCTAGGCTTCCAGAATTAACTGCTCGCTTTGATTTTGCACCAAGAGCTTTTTCAAGAACTACTCGTTGTTGTCTTTCAAAAAGTCTTTCAAGATTTCTATCTAAAATTTCAATCCAGCGTTTACTGTTTTGTTCTGCTTTTTCGTCCCACTCTTGAATCTCTTTGTTTTCAGATTTAAAACTCATTGACTCATCAAACGCAGATAGGGCACTTGGTGAAGACTGGGTTGCTGGACCACCTGATTGCGCAATCTGTTCAGCAACAAGTGCTTCAGACATCGTCTGTGGTTTTTCTGTGAAGTCAACCATCTGTGCTGGTATTTCAGGTAATGGCTGTTGACCAGCTTCTGAAGCTTGCTGACCCTCTGGTACTGGAGCCCCTGGCACTGGGGCACCTGGTGCGCCTGGTGCTTGGCCCTGAGCAGCCATAGCCGCAGCTTGCTGTTGCTGAGCCTGTTCTTGTGAATCAAACTTTCTATCCGTATACCCAATAGGGGTCAGGTTTGGATTTGCCAACATGGCTTGCATCAAATCTGAGTCAACTTTTTTTCTTCCTGTATGAGCTCTGTATTCATTGCCACTTATCAAACCGTTTTGAAACTCATCAAGCAAGTATCTTTCGCGCTCTTGCTTGTAAAGAATCAGAATCGGAACTTCAGAAGTATCAAAGTCAATGTAGTACTCATCGTCAAGCTCATCAAGCCCGCGACCAATAAGCTCCATGTGTGGAAGCATCGTTTCGTTCCAGAAAACGCGATGTTCTTCAGCCGCATTGCTGAATGTTCGTCCAGATGCATTACCAATAACCGATTCTGGAACACCAAATGAGGCAAGAATTTCTTCTTTAGTTATCTGACGCATTTGAATGTAGTTTGCGTCTCTTGGGTTTGAGCCAGTGTCAACATAATCAACACCTTCGTCGGAAGAAACAACTGTTACAGCGCCAGCCCTGTTTATATTTCCTCTAAACCTGCTTCTAAGTTCGTCTTTGTCGTCGTCATCAATCTCTCCACGAACAACTAGCAATCCACCCGGACGACCGTCATTGAGCAAAAAGTTACGGTTATATATCTTGGAAAGATTTTCAATCTCTATCGCAATACCAGCAGATTCAAGTGGTGTTAGCGACAAATATGGGTCAAGTGGGTGTGGCTTGCGAATCCAAATAACATCATCTGGAGGAACTATTATCTTCGTTCCGTTTCGCATGTCAACTTCAAAACCTGATACGAATTTTTTTGCATCAGGTATTGGCGCTGTGTATTGAGGCGGAAGAAGTTGCAAAGCAATGACGCTTCCATCTTTTCCTCTAACTTTTTCAATAAACGCCCCTCTTGATGACATCAACAACTGAGAAGATAGGCGATACCTAAAAACAAAAGAGTTTTCACCCATATTTGATTTTGTGTTTAACAAATCAAGAATTTTGTTCTCTTTGTTATCTGTAACAATTTTTCCGTCTGGAGAATTATCTTTTCGAAGCATTGCTGGTAGGCGAGCTTGGTTTCCAGAAATAGCATCAACGCATCTGTTAACCCAAGTGACCTTGGCCATTCCTTCTCTGTATGCGCGCTCAATATCCCAAGAGTCACGGTATGGCTTGCCAGCATTGCTGACATTAAATGCGACCGGTGCCCCTGGTGTAAGTATTGACTTACCCTGAGTGCCTGAGAGAGACTTATTCGTTGGGGAGTTCCACGCCATGTTTTGCTATCAATCCATTCCTAGTAATAGCCCAAGAGCACCACATGTCAGCCCTGCAACTACAAAACCGAGTGCGGGGTTAAATAAAAATGCGCCAGTTGTAGTCATAATTATAAATGAAGCCATAAGGATATTGGCAGTTCTGGGTCTTGTAAACCATTGTTTGACTTTTTTCATACTGCCGCCAGTGTTGTGGATTGCATGTGGTTAAATACTAGTACTAAATTTATTGAGCCAGGATGACGATGACCGATTGGAATAAAGTACTCGCCTATCTGGAACCAAAGACTCCACTCTTCTGCCCTGAAGAGCCTTCTTTGACCCAGAAGGTATTTTTGCGCAGCTACTCGCTTGAGGGTTTGTTTGGTGGCGCTGCTGGTGGTGGCAAATCTTCTGCCTTGCTAATGGCAGCGCTGCAATACGTTGATATTCCTGGGTATTCAGCAATTCTTTTTCGTCGTACATATGCTGACCTTGCTCTTCCAGGCGCTCTGATGGACCGATTCCGTTCTTGGATAAACCTCTATGACGATGTCCACTGGAATGCCAATAGCTTTATCGCAACTTTCCCTTCTGGGGCAAGAGTTTCATTCGGGTACTTGAATAACACCAATGACTACCTGCGTTACAAAGGTTCTGAATTCCAGTTCATCGGCATGGATGAGGTTACGGAAATTCGGGAAGGTGACTACAGGTATCTCTTTTCTCGTCTGCGCCGTCCATCAACTGGAGAGCTTTCAAAGGTTCCACTAAGAATGCGTTCGGCATCTAACCCAGCACCAAACTGGGTAAGACAGAGATTTATCGTTGAAGGCCCTGAGACGGACAGGATTTTTGTTCCATCAATGCTTACGGACAACCCAGGAATTGATGCTGAGTCATACAGGCAGGCTCTTTCTGCTCTTGACCCAATTGAGCGTCGGCGTCTTGAGATGGGTGACTGGTGGGCTACTTCTTTAGGCAGTATTTTTGAT